TTAGCAAATTATAATCCATTTTTAATAAGGAGTAATATAATTAAGATAGGTGAGCAGGGATTATATTCAGAAGCGGAGGTAAGTGAATTATTATCAAAAGTAATTGAACAACCAAGTTTACAAGAGTATTCTGATTTAGAAAATGCCATAAGGAAAAGATACATAATACGTTGGACGTTGGATGAATTATTGAATGGTTTCAAGATTCTTCCATTAAATGTCAAGTTAACATTAGAAGAGGCGATTGGTAATAAAAGTATTATAAAGATAGATATTTGGTTATATTTAAATCAACGTTATATAGAGATGACAAATTGGTATATGTTAACTTATAAAGATAATCAAGGGGTGATAAAAAACTTAAGTATAAAACCAGAGAAATATGAATCATCTTTGATAAAAGATTTATATCACTATAATAATCCGGCTGTGAATAAATATATGAAATTAGCGAAACGTTTATGGTTATATGCTGTCTTAAAAAAGAATAAACAATTAATGATAAGTCTATACCCTTTATTTGGTAGTGGTGCATCAAAAATGTATCAGATAGTTGGAGAGATTGAGACAATTCAAAATATATTGGAAAAGGTTAAAAAGGTTTCTTTGGATACAATTATTACTAATATAGAGGATTGGAAGACTAGATTGGGTACTGTAATGAGTGATATATTACCTATTCCTGTTGCTCATGTGGTTTATGAGAATATTAATATAATATTAAAAAACAAGCATAAAAAGGAATTTATATTGGTAAAATTAGATGAGATATCTGATAAGTTAACACAATATATAAATCGGTATGTAAAGTTATATTTTAGTAGAAATCATATAAAACTGGAGAAATTTTTAGAAATAAAATGAATATATATTAATAATGAATGTAAAAAAGGAAGCTAGTAGTAAAAATGTGAAGAGTGTAAGTAATAGTAAGAAGTCGTCAGATAATAAATCTGAATTAAAACAAACTATATGTTACACAGGTATTGGTGCTAATAAAACTGGGTTACATACAGATAATGAATTTAGAAAATTAATTAAAACACAGAAATTATGTAATAATAATTGTCCTAAAAAAATAGATGATTGGGTTGAATGGTATGGTGCTGGTAGAAAATCTGAAAAAGTATGTAAAAATGTTGTAAAATTGAATAAAAAGATTGATATTCAAAATAAGAAGGCAGATAAGGCGACAGATAATTTAAAAAAATGTATAAAGGAAAAATGTGATTACGCAAAAGAAAATGTTTATATATCTGGAATATGTGTAGTTAAAAAGTGTGTAAAAGAGGGTAAGAAATTAAATAATGCAAATAAATTAGTTAATAAAGCTTCTGATAAAGCAAATCGTGCTTGGAATTAAAACTAAAGCGATAATATTTAAGGTTTTAAAATAGAATTCATAAATAAAATTAATGAAGCCTCATATAAATGAGATTTTATTAGAGTTTAATGATATTATTTATGAATTAAAAAGGGCATTTAACGAGGGTGCTACAGAGGTGGAATATCATAATTTATGTGCTAGAATGACTACTAATCTTGATGATGAGAATAATATAGATGATACAGATAAAGATACTTATATAAACTTAAAGGAGGATATTTTGACAATGCACGAATATCCATTAGATTATTCTTTTGATTACGGTGGACGTGGTGTTAGTTATATAAGATTTGGTATTGTATTTAAAGGTAATGAGAATATTTAAGGGTAAAAAATATATAAAGACAAAATATTTTATGTTATATATTCTAGACATATCATGTATAACAATACTTATAATCCAAAACCATTTTCATTACGTGATTTAGATAATTTGATTGATGAAAGTACCATCAATAATATTAATAGATTTGCAAAGACTTTTGAGAATATATTCAAAAATGATAGTGGAGACTTTGCTATTGATAAAGATGAACCCAATTCTATTCAAGGATTACCTATGACTAAATTTTTAGCTCATGATTTAATTGAGCACTCAGGGCTTGAAGATTCTTATCAATTAATTATAGATATTCCAGGTGTTTCAAAAGAGAATATTACAATGAATGTAATATCTCAAAATACTTTACAAGTTAAAGTAGAGAAAAAAACAGATGATGATTTAAAATATTTAAAGAGGGAGAGAACTCCTGGTTTATTTATAAAACAAATAAGTTTGCCTAAAGAGGCTGATTTACAATCTATTAAAGCTAAATATGATAATGGTATGTTGAATGTAACTATTCTTAAAAAGGTTAGCCCATACGATAATATCAAGGTAAATATTTTATAATACCGATATAAATTGGTAAAAAATTGATAATATAATGTTTTATTTTTATTTAAAGGATAAACGATAATCTTTTTAAAATGTTTAACTGCTGTATCAAACCTGTTAATAAATTTGGATTGCAATCTGAATCTGATAATTGGAATGCAAGTCTACAAGCGAGTTTTAATTGTCAGAAGGATTGTTGGATTTGTTATACTGGGGGTGACGTTAAAAACCTATGTGAATGTAAAAATTTAAAATCTCATAAAAAGTGTTTAGCGAAATGGCAATTCAAGAATATGGGAAAATCTGAAGAGGAAAATTGTCGTTTTTGTAATACTAAATATAAATGTAGTTGGAAGGATGAGTTTTTTCGAAAGGATTTGTTAGATAGACTACATGATGTAGTACCAGAAATAACAGTTACATATAATAATATGTCAAAGGATATAAAATTGTATAATACAGGATATAATGCATTTTTAGAAATAATTTCACATTTTGTGGATACAAATGATGTGAATGCGCTTGATAGTTTTGAATGTATATTGTCTATAAAAAACTGTAAAAGATTGAAATTAAATACAGTAAATGTAAGTGTAGAGTTAATGAACAATATAATATTTTGTGCAAAATTGTCATCATATAAGAAAAATTAATTATTTAAATAATATTATTTTCAATATAGTAAATGGAAAGCATTGAAACTATATTAAAATCAATTGATAATGATATAGAATTTTCAGATAATTTAAAAGAACGTATAAATATTTTATCAGAGGACGATCTTAATTTATTAATAGATAGTTTAGATTTTATAGACAAACCTGTAACAGTAAAAAAAACTGTACGCAGGGCTACAATAAATTTAAATGGTGTAGAAAAAACAGTATCTAGAAATATATATTCTATTTGGACTGAGATAAGGAAATTATTAAAGGATAGTAATTCTAATACAGCTTCATATTTATCATATAATACAACTAATTCTAACAGTAAATCAGAATATAAAGAATTACCGGATGAAATGAAAGAGAAATTAGGGTTTACAAATAAATCAATAAATTATTTTAATGATGATAATTCAGAAAGGGGTATAAATTCGTTTAGTGAAGTTGATCGTTCGAGCTTTGTAGAAAGTCAATATAATTCAGTTTTATCAACAGTAAATGAGGATGAGATAGTAGATAAATTAGATAGATTATATGAAAATGTAAATATGATAGATAAAATAGGGGAGTTATTTTTTAGATTTCGTCTAGAAGATAAATCAGTTGGTAAATATTCACCAGAAAACACTTTAATTATAAATGCAAATGAATATTTTGACTTGCTAGACGAAACAGTTTTTCCAATAGAATTTGATGTAAGTGAGACTAGTTGGATAACTCCTTTTGTTGGACTTAGAATAAATAAGTATGGTACTGAAGTTGAATATATGGTTTATTATGGATATGAAGTTACAGATGCTTTTTCAGAAAATGATGCGAGACGTTTTTTCACTTTAAAAGGTAAATCAGATATTAAACTTTCTAAATTTTATAAAGACCAGAAAAGTGAGTATTTAAATTTTTGGGTTTTTTTTAAGATTGTATATGAAAGGATAAAAGAGTTGAAGCCTGATATTGAAATTGTTTGTAATGAAATGTTTGATATGAAAAATTATATACAAAATACATTAGATAAGGATATAAAAGATATATCACAATTAATAATAGAGTATATTAAGTCAGAATAAATTATTTTATATAATACACATTTTATTAGAAAAATCATAAAAGCAGAATGATACTAATGATCCTCCTCCGCTAATATAATTACTATAATATTTATGTTTTATTGCGATGTTAATATTAGTTTTCCCACAAACTTGTTCTGAAAATTGAGAAAAATCCCATATATTTGTTAAATTTGCAATTAAAAAATCGACAGCTTTAGGAATTTTTTGTGTATTATTCATTGCATGAATAGATAAAGAGTTTTCAACTGGGGAATAAATATTATTAATATTAACAACAAATAATCCAGATATTCCAGAGTCAGCATCAGGACGACCATCACTAGATCTTATACTAAAGTAAAGTTGGCATTCTGATTCTGAATTAGGTATAGGTATAATAATATGGTTATATAATGATCTTGTATATATTGGAATAAATATATCAATCCATTTATTTTTATTAGATAATAATGGATTTAAAAGATATGGTTTTGACCAACCTAACATATTAGATACAGGCGCATTAAAACACACATTAATACTTGAAGCACATCCCATAATACAGCTACAATCCGAATATTCCCACGTTGAACCAAATGTTCCCGAATGGTAAATAATTCCTTTTGTATGAGCCATTTCATGGGCAAGTGTATTTGATAAATTATAATTTGTTAATCTACTTGTTTGTAACCATATCACAGAATATTTCCTATATATTTGTGTTGTTCCTAGTCCATAAAATGGACAATTAATAGGTAAGTTATATAAAATAATTGTATAATTAAGAATATTTAAATTATTATAATATGTATTCATTTTTTGTAAATTATTGTTTAAACATTGTTGAAGTGTTGAATAAGCTTCTATTAAACCACATTGCTTAGAATAATTATAATTTATTGTAAATGGTGGAATTACACCAATACATGGTGTATTCATGATATTATCAATTCCATATGGTAATGTCCATTCACTATTAATACCATTACTTTTTGGGTTCATATTACATGTCTGTGTAAAAATATTATACCGATGAATATAATCATTTACATTAAAATTGTTTATTGTTGTAGATCCTTTATTACAATCACCTTGTAAATTTAGGAAGCACGATATTGAATAGGATCCTTTTGATACGCTAAAGAAAGAAAAGATAGAGAATATAAAATAGAGAAAAGAAATATTATTAAAATTATTTTTTTGCATGTCTTAACTTGTAAAGATATAAAATTAGGAATTGTCTATGCTTTAAAATAGTCTTTGAATAATTCATAATTTTTTCCAAATATAGCGAAAACTATAATAATGAATTGGTATTTACAGTTTTGTATTTCTTCAAAAAAGAGTTTCGCGACATGTTTTACAGGGCATCCGAATGCCCCACATCCTAATGCTCCAAGTATTAAAGAGTCATGATTATTTTTATGAGCGATTTGGAATATAAGTCTGATTTTATTACGAAATATTTGTTCATCTTCTTCAGTAAATTTATCTTGATTTTTAGGATCTAGTTGAGGCATTGATAATGCAGGACATGCAATAAATGATAAATAATTTAATCCGATATTAACATAATTATTATTTTCATTATCTCTAAAAACACAAACATTAGGAGAATAAATAGCGGCATTTGTTTCTATAGGATATAAATCTTTTATTAGGTGCCTGTGATAATTTGATCTCCGAAATAAACTTTCTTCTTGCATACCAGCTCCAGCTTCAATACATCCTCCTGGACTATAAATATCTGCCATATTTAATATAAGAGGATTATATCCTAATTTAATTATTTTAAATGCTGCATCAAGAGTGTCATTTTTAAGAATTTGCACATGTGGAATGGGTTTACATGTTTCATTGAAATATTCTTCATGATTGTAAAAATATTTAATTGATTTTTTTTCAGGGGTATAATTATTCCAAATTGATTTATTTTCATTCCACACTTTATCTCTGATATTAAACATTTATATTATTAATCTAGAAATGTCTTTTTATATCCTTATATAAATCTATTTTTTATTGTATGATACTATTAATCCCAATTTATACATTGTAAAACCAATTAATCCAACAATTAAAAAGAGGTGATCATCTACAATATTATCTTTATATTTTGTTACAATTCCTGTTGATAATGATAAAATTGCACCTAGTCTAACAACATTATTGTTAAATAGACTTATTTTCTTACCCATATTATCAATACTAATTTCTAAAAATTTTATATATAATAATCCAATTCCACCACCTAAAGCAAATGCATATGCCTTTTCAACATCACAAATACAAGCAGTTAATAAAGCCCCAATTAATGTAAATTCTGCTGTATTAAGTAAGATACTATCTTTGAGATCGCTATATTCTTTGTTATAAATATCTGTCATATCAATGTCAGATTTAATAATGGGAGTCATATATGCAGCCATATTATCAAATGATGACCCGATATTCATATCACAATTAAAATGTAAATTTTGTAATAATTCATCTTCTTTATAAGAAGTTATTTCAATATTTTTTAATGCCCATTTATCTGTTTCAGGTGCAATTATAATAGAGTCGATACCATTTTCAAAATATGGACCATAGAATTCTTGAATATTTTCATTATTAATTGAAGTATATGCTAATCGGTGTAGAGAAACTTCATTATTATTAGATAGACATAAATTAAAACCAGTATATAGTAACGGTGATTTTATGGATGATAATTTAATAATATATTTGACATCTTGTGAAGCTGGTAACATTTTAGTTGGCATTACAAATTTGTTATTCATTAATGGTATAATTTAATAAATATTGCATATTTATTGTTTAAGTATTATAAATGAGATATTTATTCTTACTTAAAAGGCATTAAAATTTATAGAATAATAAATGAGTTTTTATATAAATAGAATAGTTGATAGTATTCTATGTATAATTTATAAACAGAATCAAGTGAATCCTGCTTGTATAAATGATTTAGAAAAAGAAAATTCAAATAAATTAATTAAAGATATAAACCCATTATGTGATTATAATTATGTATTTTTTTCGGATAAAGAGCTTGAAGATTTAAAAACTATAAGGAGTTTATTTAAAACTAATAATTTCTTTAAGTGATATTTATAGATTTTACTGTATGTATTATAATTTAAAGAGTGAAAACTATATAAGAGTAATTTAATTACTATATTTAACCAGTGGGGTTGCAATGGAGACTACTCCGAATAATAAGGGTTACAAAATGTTTAAAAGTCTTTATTAATTCCTTGAGTGGTTAAACCAATGTTTGGCGCTATAGTGTAGTGGTTTATCACTCGGGTTTTTGACACCCGTAACCTAGGTTCAAATCCTAGTAGTGCCTATTGTATCTAGAATTGTATTCAAATATTACTCCGATTGATAAGGGTTATATAGCTCTAAATGTCCTTATCTGTAACTTGAGTGATTAAAAAGCATGTATGGCCGAGTGGTCTAAGGCGAAAGTTTCAAGCTCTTTTGGGGAAACCCGCGCAGGTCCGAATCCTGCTACATGCAAATCAATATCAATATCAATAACAATTAAAAAATTTATTACTACTCCGAATAATAAGGGTTACAAAGATCTTAAGTCCTTATTAATTTACTAGAGTGGTTAAACCAAAAGCGTGTATGGCCGAGTGGTCTTAAGGCGATTGATTTAAGAAAATTAATTGGTAAAATGCTTTTAAAATTTCATTAAAAAATTTTACTAAAAATTTAAAATCTCAATTGGGGCAACCCTCGTAGGTTCGAATCCTGCTACACGCAAATCAATAACAATTAAAAAATTTATTACTACTCCGAATAATAAGGGTTATAAAATGGTTAAAGTCCTTATTAATTTACTAGAGTAGTTAAAAGAAGCGTGTATGACCGAGTGGTTAAGGTGACCGATTTAAGGATTTGGCAATATGCTTTTAATTTAAAATCTCGGTTGGAGAAAATCCGCGCAGGTTCGATCCCTGCTACACGCACAAAAGTATTCTATATTATTTAAATTAAAAATTTGAATATAACAATCATTTTTATTAATTTCACTAATGAATTATATTAGATTAAGTGAAATCGTCAAAAGCAAAGGTTGTACTTTAGTTTGGTCAGAAGCAGAATTTAAAGAAAAATATAAGGATTGTAAAACCAATATAGAAATAATTAGTAGTTGTGGTCATAATAAAATTGTACAATGTTCTAACTTTATTTATAATAATACAGGAATTATATGTAATAAATGTGGATATGAAAAACAAAGTAAAGATAAAAAAAATGTAAAGCAAGATAACAATATTACAGAATATCAATCAATAAAAGCATTAGAATCTTATTGTAAAACTACTTTAAAGTTCAAACTATTTGTTGAAGGTACTTTGGCTGATTTTGCTATTCAACCAATTTATGAAAACTCTGATTCATGGATCCCTATTCAAATTAAAACAACAAAGTCAATTTCACATAGAAAGTATAGCTTTAGTATCAGGAACACATATAAAGATATGTATGTCTTATTATTCTGTATTGATGATCAACGTATTTGGTTATTAAATGGAAATGATATTCAAATTAACAAGATTAATATTGGACAATATAATTCTATTTATAATGTTTATGAAGTAGAATTATGTAAATTATCAGAAACATTATTAAATAAATATGAAAATGATAATAACAATTTTAAAAAACTATTAATAGAATTAAATATTCCTATTTCTATACAATCTCAACAAGAACAGGAATTTAAACAATTCCGTGAATCATTATTTACAAATCTTAAATTTACATATTCTGAAATTAATAATCGTGTATTTGATTGTATTATAAATGATGTATATAAGATACAAGATAAAGTTATTTCATCCTTTTATAAAAAAGACAAGAATGATGAATATAGAAATACAATATCTTATATGGTAAGATTATGTAAGAGAAATGGTAATGATGATACTAAAATGTATGAATTAGGTGATAATGATTTTTATTGGCTAAGTTTGCCTGATAAGAAAGGTGCTTATATCGTACCCGAGAATATATTGTTTGAAAAAGCTTTAATTTCTAAAAAAAATGAAGCTATTAAAATTTGGTCTGTGATGCTTTATCCTTATCATTCCAAAGAAAAACTAGAGACTATTAAAACAGGTTGGTTGAATGATTATTTATATTTTTATGATAAAGATATTGAAAAAATAAATACATTGTTTGCACCTAATAATAAACTTTATGTAATTGTCAATGATTTTATCCCACTTATTTTAGTTGATAAACCCAAAGAGAAACAAGAAGATTCCGCCCCTCTAATCAAAACCCTTGTTTCTCAAATATTTAAAAACATAATTGAAAAAAACATTACTAAAAAAAAGAAAATATACGAATGTATAGATTGCAAGAAAAAACTAAATAAATCAGGTATCACGAGATGTTTAGAATGTTCTAGATTAAATTCTCGAAAAGTAGAAAGACCATCATATATTCAATTACAAAAAGATTTGGAAGAGACCAATTATGTTCAAGTAGGTAAAAAATATGGTGTCTCTGATAATTGTGTGAGGAAATGGATAAAATATTTTGAAAAGTCGACCGAAGTCCCCAAAAACTGGGGAATTTCTTCCGTGGAGGGAGTCGACCACCCCTTACATGCCGACCCATTCGGCATGTCTACTTCCGAAGGATTCCCTTTCCCCTTTCATTTCCTTCATTTCCTTCCTTTCCTTCATTTCCATCCCAATCTTCCCACCATCCCTTTATTGCCCCAGTTTTGGCCTTTTGCAATTCCCAAAATGCGTAAGGTGTAAATGAGTTGAATATTCAAAGGTGGAAATATCAATTTGGAGATGATGATCTGGATGTAACATATGAAAATATGGATCCCAATATGACATTCATTATTATTTCTACAAAAAATCTATTTATTACCACAACATTTCTAAATACAGTTCTTGATAAGCTTCATGAGGGGATTAAGAGGCTCCAAAACACAAATTTTGACACTGATGTAGTTATTAGTACTATGTATCGTTATGATAATGTACGAATTGAAACAGAACTTATTAATAGTAAGTCATCTGAAATGAGGTATAACGAGTATACACATCCTCTACCTCCAACATATGATGATTTCATGAATTCACAATCACATATTGTAGAGTTATATTGATTATATTTTCATTAGCTTACTGTTTTATATTCAATTTAAAAATAAATGTAATTTATTACTTTTGTTATTTGTATTTAAAATTAAATTTACAATATAATTTAAAAATAATGGAGATGGAAGCTATCAATTATATATCAGATAGAATTGATGAATTACATGATTTTATTGATGATAAAATAATTAAAACGCCAAAACATAGATTATCTATTTCATCAAATAACGAATATCCTGAATATATAAATATGTATAATTCACGTAATATTAAAAAGAACGGGTCTTTTAATAATATTAAAGTTGAATCAGCACCTTTTGTAGATAGTTATATAATCTCAAATCGTGTAAATAATATTGATAATGCATTATTAATGGAAGATTATGAAATTGCTTTTAGTATAACAAATAAAACCATAATTCAATTAAGAAACCCTGGAATTGTAAGCATTAAACGAGTATATCTTGATAAAATAATAAGTGAATTTAAATCTCTACAAATAAATTTATATAAACGTTATATTGTTAATGCAATGAAAAATATAACAAATTTACAAAATATTTTACAAAATATTTATTAAATATTTTACAAATGATTTAAAGGATTGATTAAATAATTCAGATAATTACCTTTAAATGGATATTAAAATAGACGATTTACAAAACAAAAGTATTTGTATGTTGGAAAAGCTCGTAGCATTAGATATAATGAATCCATTAATCCAACGTGATTTAAATAACGAACGTGTAGAAGAGATAGTTAATTATCAATTAGAATATCATAAGAAAACAGGAACTTTTTGTTTTTTAGGAGATCTAACAGTAGTAAGATTAGATAATCAGTTATTTATTGTAGATGGACTTCATCGCTTTTCAGCTATAAAGAGGATTTATCTCCATAAACCTGATTATAAAATTTGTATAAATGTCATTACGGCTACAAATTTAATGTCAATTGAAAATATATTTTGTTTATTAAATAAATCGGAACCAGTTCCAGATTATATTATAAAAACAACAAATGATATAACAAAAAGGCATATTTTAAATGATTTTTTATTAAAATTTAAAAAAGAATACAGATGTTATATATCCAAATCAAAATATCCAAAAAGACCAAATATTAATATAGATAATATATTAGATAATATATTAGAATCTACAGCTTGTAAGCGTTATCAAAGTGGAAAAGCATTATTTAATTATTTTCAATATGTTAATATAAATAATATAAAAGAAATTCATACATCTGCATATAATTTATGTATGGAAAAAGCTGAAAAATACAGTTGTAAACCTCTTTTTTTAAGTAATGATATAGATAATATTTGGTTAAATAACGAAGATTGGATGGATGAATATGATGGTTCTATAATGTATGATTCATCTGATGAAGCTGATAATGATATTTGTGAAAAACCTGCAAAGAGGAAAAAGGGTTCGATTCCAAAGAATATTAGATTTATAGTATGGAAAAAACTAAATGGTAAATCAACAGATGGTATATGTCCTTGTTGTAATAATAATATAGATATAAATAATTATGAATGTGGTCACATAGTATCAAGATATAATGGAGGGAGTGATTTTGTATCAAATTTGTTACCAATATGTAGTACATGTAATAAATCAATGGGTGTTCAGAATATGAATGAATATTGTAAAGAGTATGGGATGAATTTTGATTATGATACGAAAGAGAATATAAAAATTGAAGTTAGAATAAATGATATTTGATAATAACATCTAACATCAATGGAAGAATTTAAGATATTTTTCGACGAATTATTGGGTCCTAAATATTTTTCAATTGAAAATGATGATGAATCTATTTCATTTATACCAATGAGTCAAAAAAATCCAGTATATCAAGCTTATTATATTCCAGATAATCTATGTAAGGTATATGAAAATATATTAGGAGATGATTTAATTGTAGAGCATAATTATGTATATTTAGATGATAGATGGCAAAAAAGGCATTAAAAGATTAACTATAATGATTGGATTTATATAAAATTTGATAGAGATTAATCATTAAATTATATAATGATTATAAAATGAAGTTATATTTTAACACAGAAGCGTCACTCGCTGATTCTCTCAAAGAGCTTTCAGATATTATAAAAAACATACTAGAAAAAATGACAGAGGAGAGTCAATATGATGACTTTGCAAAGGAATTTTATAATATTGTTGTTTTAATTGATATTATCAATAATAAAAGAATTACAAAACTCTTTGATTCTTTAATGGGTGAATTGTATAAAAGTAAAGGAAGTTTAGATTGTTGTAAAGAGGAGATAGAGATATTTTATAATAATGTAGTTAATTTTGAAAATCTATAAGATAGATTATGAATATATTGTAAATGTATGTTTTGTAAAAGATTGTATTTGTTGTAATTGAGGGCCATAAATCCATATATCCTTACCAAACCAGGCATTTTGTTTATAACTAATAATATTTAATTGGATAGGGATATTATCAATAATAAAATATTTACTTTTTTTCATTTGATTTATAAAATCGATTTGATAGTTACTTGTAGCAAAGCTTGGACTAAAATTTATAGACAATCCATCAAGAGAGGTATCTTCTATCACAATAGTTAAAGTTATTTGATTTAATGTTGTTGGGATACTGTTTAAATTTAATACATGTTGAAATTCTAAATCTGCAGCTAATAAATATGAATATAATCCACATACGCCTGGACCATCTGAACCAAAGGCAATATTAATTGTACCATATTGATCACCCCACTCAGGGCCCCAATTATTTTGTACTATCCAATAACTAGTTAATATATTACCTGAATCATAAAAGCCAATTACATTCATTGCATGATTTAATATAAATTGACCATTTATGATGTTGCAACCATTATAATCATAGCTATTATAGATTCCTCCACTATATGAAAAAAAATCACGACCCACTGCAAAATAAGCAATAACTGGTTGGATTAATACAGCATTTTTAAGGGAATTTATATTATAAGTTTTAATATATTTAGCTGGGTTTTTAGTTTTAACATATAAATCAGAATTTACTAAATAACTGATACACCAAGTACCTGGTGTAGTATATGGGTATATCGAATCGATATATATTGGATTATTAGATGAATATAATAGAGCTGATTCGGATCCTCCTCCATCACACCCACCACCTGTAGGATATGTACATTCTCTTATTTGTGATGATGATAATATAAAAGAGTTCATGTTATTAAAATTTAAATTTTGAGATATAAGATAAGCTGATTCAAGATTTGTAGCTGCTGCATAAGCCCAACAATCACCACATTCTTGAATCTTTGGATTTGTGACCTTACCCAGGTCACGCCAATTAAAAAAATAACCATTCACAATAGTATTATCCACCTGTAATCGACGCGTTTTGTTATTATAATCATTATGATTTGTATCACTGTATTTATATTTTCCTTTAAGAATATCATCAGGGTATAAATCTGAGAAATAATTTCCAGTAGCCCACCATGTTTTATTAGTATCAGAATTAATATTATTATTTCTACTAATAGTAAGTTTAAATATTTTAAAGGCTTTTTTAAAAGTCTTATCGTCTTTATATGATTTATTATAATAATTAATAAAATCATTAAACCATATTGGTGCTTGTTTATCAATATCTATATCTTTCATAATACGACGATTATTTGTTTTTCCCTTGGGATTATTTACAACTTTCCAGCCTCTGTTATCTGCAATACATATATTCATCAGAAGAAAACCAAACATAATAATTATTTTTAATTTCATTTTTATAAAATTCTAAAGTATAATAATTTACAATGTCTTTAAAATTAAACTTTTTATTTAATTGATTCGATATCCATTTCTGTAATTTTATGTGTAGTGTTATCGTATTTTATAAAATCATTATTTTTATTAATATTTATGACATCTTTAATTGTCTTAATTGTTTTAGCATCTGTAATATTATTTTCTTTTAAATATTCTTGAACAAGTTTCCATTTAAGATACATAGGGAGAGTTTTCCAATTTTTATTAATGTATTTATCCTCGATCTCTTTATTAATTAAGTCTCCAAACGCTGATTCATTATAATCATTTTTTTCACTAAAATTAAAAACGCTAACCTTTTTAAATTTAAGACCTTGTTTATCTTGAAGATGTTTATTTAATTGAGATTCAAGTTGTTTTAATTCAAAGGCACTACTATCTTTTCTGACTGTATCAGTTTTGGCTTTCACTACATTTTCAAAAATATTTTTAAGTTTGTCGTCAACATCCATGATTATTAACTTTAAGTATTATATATATAACATTCATATCCTTTAAATCAATTTTTAAATTAATATTTTTATTGATAATCTATTTTAATAATAATGAAATAAATCTATTGATTACTAAAATTAATGAATTTATGTTATAAATATCTATATGAATACCTCTTTTAAAATAATACACTAAAGATAAATAAATTTTTAAATATCAATTTTAAAAATTGATATGTATTTAAGATTATATTACTATAATTATAGTAATGGATTTAGATAGGATTATCAGGGAAGCTAATTATAGTATTGATAAAATTCCCGCATCAATGTTAACAAATCTTCATCCTACTCCCAAAAAGGATATTCAAAAACGTATCAGTCAACTGAAAAAATATAAAAAACAACTTGTAAAACTATTGAAGATTCCAAAGATCGAGCAGAAGACGGATGAATGGTACAAGGTGCGTCAGAATCTAGTAACTGCGAGTGATTTCGCCCAAGCTTTAGGTGAAGGAAAGTTTGGTACAACGAAGCAATTTTATCAAAAGAAATGTGAGGCTGCATCAGCAGATTCAGCAGCAGCTGGTAAGACAAATCCTTTTTTCAAATGGGGAAATATGTTTGAAGATGTAGCGATTGATATTTATAGCGATATGTGTAATGTTCCTGTACATAACTTTGGTCTATTACAACATCCCAAACACGATTGGTTTGGGGCGAGTCCCGATGGTATATCAGATAATGGTATCATGGTAGAAATTAAGTGTCCTAAAAAGCGAAAAATAATTGAAGGAGATGTACCAACACAATATTATTATCAAATTCAAGGGCAATTAGATGTTTGTGACTTGGATGAATGTGATTATTTTGAATGTGAATTTGAATTATATGATAATGAGGAGGATTTCTTTAATAATCTTGATGAATATAAATATTATGGTATTATTATTGAATTAGCAGATGATTCCTGGAAATACAGTGGTGTAAATATGAAAAAAGATGAATTAATTAGGTTTTTAAATGAAAATAGAAATAATAAACGATATTTATGGTATCTAAATGCATTTAATAAAACTAGAGTTTATAGAGATGTAAAGTTTGTAAAAGAAAAGATGGAAAAACTTGAAGAAGTTTGGAATAATGTTTTATGTTATAGAAAAGATCCAGAAAAATATAAAGTTGATGTGTTAAATTCAATTAACATAGATACAGAACGCCTTTACAAAAAACCTGTAAGATCTGATATTTTTGATGAAAAACCTGTTATAAAAGGATGGTCATTTATAGAGGATGAAGAAATGTGATATAATAATTATGAATTTATCATTATTTAAAGAATAAAATTGTATAATTAAAAATTTGTATATGACATCTTGGAGAGAAGATTTAATAGTACAAGCAATATATAAATATTATTGCAAAAGAAATGATACAACTTATAATTCAATTATTAAAGAATTACTAGAAATAAAATTAGAGAATCGTATGGATAAAATAACATCATCAGGATATGATATATTTGCAGTATATTTAGATTTTCAAAATCCTAAAGAATTTGATAATTTTCTCATGGATTTAAAAAAATCTTTGCGTGCAGATAATATCATTTAAAGAATATTTAAAATATAAATATAGATGTGTGGTATAATTTTTGCATTATATTCAGATGAAAGATCTAAAGAATATATATTAAACAATGTCGATTCTATAAAGCATAGAGGGCCTGAAAAAACCAATATTATTGATGATGAAAAAGAGAAATATATATTAGGATTTCATAGACTTAAAATAATAGGGGCCACGAAGCACTTGTCCAAAGGACGAGACCCTTGTTTTTTAGAGGAAGTAACCAAAGATTACGACATAGGTAATCAACCTTTTATTACAGATAATTATACATTTGCATGTAATGGTGAAATATATAATTATAATGCCCTTATTAATGCTCATAATTTAAACAAAATAGAAATAAGAAGCGATGTTGAAATTATTGCAAAATTACTTGAGATAGACATTGAAAAGAATAATCAATTGGAAACATTTAATAAAATAGATGGAGATTTTGCTTTTGCTTTTATATATAAAAATAAAGAGACAGGTAGATCTAAAATCATTATTGCCAGAGATAAGATTGGATTATGTCCACTTTATTATGGATTAGATGGCGATAATAATATAATTGGTTTCGCGAGTGAAGTAAAAGCGTTGATTAAAATACCGTGGTGTAGTAAAATAAAACAATTCCCTCCAGGACATTATATATGTGAGGATTTCTATTATAATAAAATTAGTTTAATTGAAAATGAAATGATATTCAAAAATTATAATGTATCAAATAATGTCAAAAATGCATCTACTGTTGTGAGGGTATTAGTTGAGAATGCTGTGATTAAACGATTAAATCATAGTGATAGACCCGTAGGTGTATTATGTAGCGGAGGAATAGATTCCTCTATAGTTTCTGCTATAGCTAATAGATATAGTAATAGTACTGTAAATATTTTTACAATTTCTTATAAAAGTGGTATGTCATATGATGCATTTTATGCTACAAAATTATGTTCATCGTTTAAAAATAGTATACATACAAATATAATTTTTACTAAGGAACAAGTAATAGCTGCTATAGAAAACGTAATAAAGGTGTGTGAAACTTCAGATTATAGAACAATACGAGCAGCAATACCAGGTTATTTATTAGCTAAATATATATCAGAAAATACAGATATTAAAGTGATTTTAAGTGGTGAAATTAGTGATGAATTATTTGCAGGCTATAGGTATTTTCAATATGTTCCAGATGCAAAAAAATTAGAGGATGAAACTACTAGATTAGTGGATAATTTACATTGTTTTGATTTATTGAGAGCTGAAAGAGTTTTTTCTGCATTTGGTTTAGAATTAAGAGTTCCTTTTGGGGATCAGAATTTAATAGAAGGGGTAAAATGTTTTAATGATTTGATATTTAATTTTAGATTTAAGGAAAAATATATTTTAAGGGAAGCATTTAGAAATTATCCAGAATTAATAGATGTAATAGATCGTCAAAAAGAGTGTTTTAGTGATGGTTGTGGTTATGATTATGTTCCTGATTTATTGAGAATAAATTCTGATTCATCTAGATTAGACGAAAAAGAAAAAGCAGAAAAAGAATATTATTTAAATATATTTGAAAAATATTACGGCGAATGTACTTGGATTATTGAAAGGACAATGCCGAAGTGGATTCCAAAAACAGAATCCAATCAATTATTACAGATGGTTTAAGCTATCAATCTTGGAGCTTCATTCAGATAGATATTATAATAATTATCAATTTTAATTGTTTCAATAGAATCTATATCACTTGAATTATTGGGTATTCCTATTTTTTCTCCTAATAAATTAGAATTAAACAATTCTAATCTATAATTGTATATATTTTTATTTTTGTCATATGGAATATTAAAAAGCGTTAATATATTTTGTATTCTATTATCATCAACAAGCCACCATACAGTATCTTCACTTGCAAAATAACTTATATTTGAATTAATGTCAATATCTATAGCTAATAAAAATGTGGGGGATAAATTTATCATTTTAATACATGATATACACATTTATTACGGATTTATTATAATTAATCATATAAGTTCCTTAAGTGATTAATGTTTATCATAATATTGATTTAAATTTACATAACCTAAAGTGACTTCATTAATAGCTTGAACAAATTGCCTTGGATTATTAGGGCATGTCAAATTAATATTTTGTAAAGCAGGACGAGGATTTAATGTTTTTGAAGCAAATAATCTTGTTGCATTATTAGTGTTTGTCATATCAATTGCCCTATATCCACATGGATCTTCTGCTGGATTTCTATAATTATCTATATGTTTAGCATATAACATTTTTTTACCAATATCTCCAGAATTTGTATCTTTCCATGAAGCGAAAGCATGTTTTTGATTTGGTCCAAAAGTAGCAGTAATATTAATAATATTATTGTTACTTAACCATGGTAGATTAAATATAAGATTTCTAGATTTGGGTGCATTGAATCCACAGTCGTTTCCATCACCAGATAATAAATACAAAGAATATGTTGATGAATTAGATGGGTTTATAGCTAATTGAACTGCGAATAAATTATTTTGACAACTATTTGTTCCACCGTAGCCATTGTTCATAGTACACACTATTAAGTTATATGGACTATTTCCTTTGACATTATTATCATTAAACATATCTATAGTAATAGATATATCAAACGATATTGTAATTACAGGTATTATAAAGTTATAATACATTAATGCTATATTATTCATAAATTCATACATATCAACTTCGTATGGATTAGATGCCCAACGTTTAAATCCTGTATCAAAAACTGTTATACTATTATGTTGTGTAGATATTCTAGGATTACTTATGGGTAAGCTTCTTCCAGTACTTTGAAAATTAGATGATAATTCATCCAAATAATAAACCCACATATTAACTAGACCATCTCTTAAGAATGCATTTTGTTGAATGGACTTTAAATCACTTTCCAAAACTAATTTTTGTGATGGAGAGAAATATTTATAATTAAAAGCGGTATTTTGATCACATGCTGAATTTTGATTAGAGGTTCTTGTAAATTTCAAAGCTATACATTCGTTATTAATACATTTACCGTATTGATTATAATGTTTGATACCTGTTGCAGTACTAAATATAAAACCACCTGTATCGATTGTATATGCAACACTTAAATTATTATTAATTGAGAATTCTACAAAAAGAGGGTTTGATAATATAAATTTAGCAAAATTATCTCTATCTAAAGGGGTTTTATTTGAAAACCACATATAGAAAGAATTAGTACCATCTATAAGTTCATAACCTTGTAAATTTAATGCGATACAAGATTTTGAAAGGGTATAAAATAATGAATCTTCGTGTACAATTGCAAAACTAGGATTTAATACTCCTTGATTTTGTGATAACATACATTTACCGCCTGGTACGGTTTTTAAAGATGTAGTGTCAATAACAGCACGTTGTGTTGCAGTGAGGATATTTCTTGATCCAAAATAAGGGAAAACAATATTCCTTCCATAATCATTCATTATGTTAAGTGCTAATGAATCGTTACCTTGTTCAAAATATTCCTTAACTACTATGGGAGATACATATGAGTTTATTATTAATAATACGATTAAAAATATGATAACGTTAATAAGAACAAAATCCATTTTATATAAAATGTAGAAATTATTTAAAGATTAAATAATATATTGATTTAATCTAGAGAGAGGTCATGAGAGTTATTAAAAGAACTGGAGAATCAGAAGAGGTGTCATTTGACAAGGTCTTAAATAGGCTGAGAAATCTATCAGATAACCTTTCAGTTGATATTTTTGATATAACACAAAAAGTATGTTCAAGAATTTATGATAATGTTTCAACTAGTGAATTAGATGAACTTGCTGCACATATTTGTAGTTCTATGATCATTGATAATCCAGAATATGGTGTATTAGCTTCCAGAATTATTATTTCAAATCATCATAAAAATACATCACCTTCGTTCTCCGAAACTGTAACTATTTTATATGAAAATAAAGATTTAGATGGTAATTCTAATCCATTAGTTTCTCAAGATCTATATGACACTGTTATGAAAAATAAAGAAAAATTAAATAGTATTATTGATTATTCTCGAGATTACTCTTATGATTATTTTGGGTTCAAGACACTAGAAAGGTCATATTTGCTTCGATCTAATGGTAAAATTATTGAAAGACCTCAACAAATGTTAATGAGAGTATCTTTGGGAATTCATAAAACTGATTTCAAAGATGCTTTACAGACATATGATTATATGTCTAAGAGGTATTTTACTCACGCAACCCCTACATTATTCAATTCAGGAACACCAAGACCACAATTATCTTCATGTTTTTTACTTTCAATGAACGAAGATAGTATATCTGGAATTTTTTCATCTTTACAAGAGTGTGCGTTAATTTCTAAATATTCTGGTGGTATTGGAATTCATATTCATGATATTCGTGCAAAAAACAGTAGAATCCGTGGAACTAATGGTACATCAACAGGTATTATTCCAATGCTTCGTGTATTTAATAATACAGCTCGTTATGTTGACCAAGGGTCACGTCGTCCTGGAAGTATTGCAGTCTACCTTGAACCATGGCATTTGGATGTATTTGATTTCTTAGAGCTTAAGAAGCCTCATGGTCATGAAGAAGATAGGGCAAGGGATCTCTTTTATGCCATGTGGATTCCTGATCTTTTTATGGAGAGAGTAAGGGATAATGGAGTTTGGAGTTTGATGTGCCCTGATACATGTAAAGGTTTGGCTGATGTATGGGGTGATAAATTTAAAACATTATACGAAAGTTATGAAGAAAAGAAGATGTATAAAAAACAGATTCCAGCTCAGGAGTTATGGTTCAAGATTCTTGAAAGCCAGATTGAAACAGGTACACCATATATTTGTTTTAAAGATGCTTGTAATGCAAAAAGTAATCAACAGAATCTCGGGACTATTAAGTCAAGTAATCTTTGTTCTGAAATTATACAGTATTCTTCACCAACTGAAACTTCAGTGTGTAATCTAGCGAGTATTTGTCTTCCCACATATGTTGAATATGATAAAGATGATAAACCCTTCTTTAATTTTGAAAAACTTCACGAAATTGTTAAAATTTCTACAAAAAATCTAAATAAAATTATTGATGTCAACTTTTATCCTGTTGATAAAGCTAGAGTATCAAATCTTAAACATAGACCTATTGGTATTGGTATTCAAGGTCTAGCTGATGCATTTATTCTAATGAGATACCCTTTTGAAAGTGTTGAAGCTCGTGAATTAAATAAATTGATTGCGGAGACAATGTATCATGCAGCTACAGAAGAATCTATGGAAATTTCAAAGAAAAGGCATAATTTTGTTCTTGAAAAACTAAAAGACAGTTCAGATATTGAAGTAATTAACACATATCTAAATCTTAATGAATTTGATCCAGATCCTACATCTAAATACCCAGGTGCATATAGTTCATTTACTGGTTCTCCGGCATCCCAAGGTAAACTTCAATTTGATCTTTGGGGGGTAACACCAACTCCTGGAAGATATGACTGGGATAAATTAAAAAATGATATTATTGAATATGGGATGAGAAATAGTTTATTGATTTCTCCGATGCCTACAGCATCAACATCTCAAATTTGCGGATTTAATGAGGCATTTGAACCATATACTTCAAATATCTATAAAAGGAAGACACTGTCAGGGGAACATATTCTTGTAAATAAACATCTTGTCAAAGATTTAACAAAATTAGGTCTATGGACAAAAGATATTAAAAATAAGATTATTATTAATGAAGGTAGTATTCAAGGAATTGATGAAATTCCCAAAGATTTACAAGAGCTTTATAAAATTGTTTGGGAGATGAAGCAAAAATCCCTTATTGATCTTGCAGCTGATCGTGGTGCATATGTATGTCAATCTCAAAGTATGAATCTATTTATGTCGGATCCTGATTTCAAAAAATTGTCAAGTATGCATTTTTATAGTTGGCAAAAAGGTTTAAAGACAGGTATTTATTATTTACGTACAAAAGCTAAAGCAAAACCTCAACAATTTACTATGGAGCCTATTAAACCAGTTGATAATGTTGCTAAAGATGAAAAAAAGAAAAAATTTGTATGTACTGACGAGATTTGTATCTCATGTAGTGGGTAAATTTATTATATTCAAATACATATAGTTCTTAAAGATTTATCATTAGAAAAATCCGTCAAAATTGTATATTTGAAAAAATCAAATATTAATGAATTTCAATACTTCATCAAAATTTCCAGAATCATTTTTAAGAACAGATTGTAACTTTGACAAAATTTGTTTCTTATTCATTAACCCTTTATTTACAGATAAATGTTTTGTGATTTCACAAAAATCACTTGAATCTTCATCAAAAATAATATAATCTTTGTAAACTTTAGTAATATCATTTTGAATAGTTTTATAATCTACTTTTTTTCGCGTATATGTATCAAATCCATATAATCCTCCTACTTTTAATACAAATTTCCAGGCACCATCTTCGATTGGTAAGAATTTGTTATTTTTATCAAAAATAACTTCATAGTATATAACTTCATTAGTCCCTGCTAATGAAATACATCCATTCCAACCGAAATCTTCTATGGCCCTATTCATCATATTTATAAAGCTATAAATAAATTATGCTTAAAATAACTTTCAAATTTTAATTAAAAAATAATTTACTAATTTTTCCTATTGGTGCTCTACATATATAACAATATTTAGATTTTTCTATACAATTTCTACAAAATGTATGACCACAATTACAAAAAACATCAGATTCACTTGACATGCATGCCGGACATGTATGTAAACTGGACGTACTTTTAAAGATATTATATAAATCTGATAAAGTTTTTATTATTGCATTATTCTTATCGAATTTTGAATCAATATTTTGAGTCTTGATTTTAACATTATCTTTAATTAATTCTAGAATATTCCCTATTGAATACTCAATATTATCGATATGATTTTGTAATTCATTTGTATCTAATTCTTGATTATCAAAACATAATTTTAAATTATTTATTTTTTGTAGACTTTCATTACATATATCCAGAGATATAGATTCAAATTCCTCAAGATATATCTTATCATTTAGAAGTTGTCTGTTTTTAGATAATTCGTCTAGTAATAATTGTCTACCTTTTTTAACATTTTCGGTAATTTCATTTATTTCCTCTTTATTTTCAATTATAATCTGTTCACTTTCAGCGATTTTATAAAACAAATCTTTATTATCATAAATTTGTTTCCGAACTTGAAATACTTCATTTATATCTACAGTATCATTATTAGTTTCATTTATTTCTTTTAACATTGTTCTAAAAGGGATTGTTGATTTTGGAAGAGACATAAGATTATGATAGTATAACATAAAAATAAATTGATTAAAACTCGACAAATTTTTATTATATTTTTGGAATATAATTATCAATATAAAAATAAATTAAGATTTTTTTAATCTTGAATATTCTCCAGAAAATTCACATAAAAATTTATAAATAATTCCATTACATCCTGCAAATAATATAATAGCTATAGATATATTACATATAAAATCAATTCTATATAGAATAACACCAATTATATATATAAAAATAATAATTAACCACGTTGATTTAAAATATAGTAAATTTGCAAAAAAATCAATTGTTTTAATTTTCATTTTTGCAGACATTTTGTGGTCTAAATCTTGAATAAAAATCAGTATCATCATAGTATAAATAAAATATATTCCAGAAGCAATTATAATATCTTCAATCATATTTCCATTAATATTTTATGATCCTTTTAAATATTAACTGCATTTAATTTTCTATCAGCAAGTTGTTTTTTTGAACCGAATTTATCTTTGTTAGCATCAATCATATTTTTATAGAATGATTGGTCTGTTAATTGTGGGATTTTATAGGCTTCTTCACATGCTTTTACATATGATAGTGCTCCATCTTTGGTGGAGAAGTCGTGCTTGAATTGTTTGTGATTTTCTTTCCATTGTGGTCCAAAAGTAACAACAACTTTCATTAATTGATCTGCAGTAAAGAATGAATTAACTATGTCATCTTTTATGATACGCATCGGAATTGCATAAACTAAATTGTTTTTCAAATCTGAAACTTGAAATATATCAATATCATCAGGGTTATATGGTAAATTACCTTCATGACGAACATTAAAAGCCCTAGATGCAACTTTGTCTTGCACCCGTACATTTTTGTTTACAATAAAATCGACAGGTCCGTATGAATTTTCATGTTTTTTCTCGACATTGATATCAAATGAATTACAAGCAGTTCTTGTCATATTCATTGAATGTTGTTCTATACGATGTTCTTTACTAGGAATTTGTGAATCATCTTCATTCCAAAAAATTAATGAATGTTTAGTTCCATTTTTTATAAACTCGAGTTTCTGTTGTAATAAACGATTGCATTCTTCCGAAGATTTTCCAACATCAAATCTAAACATTTGATCATTCATAGCATTTGTAAAATCGTTAAAACTTTTTTTTGTTAGGTGCATTATTGGATGAAACCCTTGTTTTGGCTCAAATTTATTTAATACATTGATAGCATCAATTCCATAAAAGAACCAAACAACATCGACTTGATTATCTCGAGTTTTACCAATACATGTCAAACTTCCTGTCTGTAATATTGAAATCATTTCATTTACAATAATTGAACTATTCGAACCGGTTAAATTCAAATGTCCATCTTTATTAACTCTAGAGCTTTTAATTTGATCGGCAACAAAGACTTCAGCATTAATATCATCATTTTTCATACAATAAGCTATATCATATAATCTAAGTTCATTCAAATGTTCACGCTGTGTATAATTTGAAATACCAATTAAGTTATCTAAGTCATCTATTGCTTTTGATTCTGAATCATTAGTTGTAGAAAAGCCTTTTGGTCTAGTAGTACTTAAATCAACTCCTCTTTTTGTATTAATTTCATGCATTTCTTCTTTTGTTTTTAAACTACTTTCACCAGTCAACAAATGATCGATTCTCGCGAATTTTGTGATACCATTTCTTGATACATTAATTTTACGCCATCCATAATTTTTTTTACCATTTCTATCTATTGGAATTTCTATTTCATCGAAATCATCTTTTGTTGTTATCATTTTTAATCCAATATATTCAATTGCTGATTTATTACCTTCATATGATCTTACCCATTCAAATTTACCCATTTTAGATAATATACGTTTATCATTGATTGCTTTCCAAATATCACTTGCTTTTCTTGTATTTTTCATTCTGTTATTAGGAATTAATTTTTAATTATATTCTTTTCAATTTTTATTATAAATTTAAGGTTCTACCCTTTTTCCCTTTGTTTTTCTTTTTTCCCATTAAAATTCCATTAATAGATGAAGAATCATCTGCAGTTAATGCATCTAATTCACTTTCTGCTATCGAACTCATAGCTTCAATTCTATCATTATCGATATTATTATTTTCAAATTCTCTTAGAAGATCTTCTACATTTGAAGGTCCTTTCATATTTACTCTTTGTTGTTGTTGTTGAGATGGGTATTGTTGAGGGATTCTATTATTTTGCATTGGAGGAACTGGGATATATGGTGGGGGTGAATGATTCATAAAATCAGGTTGAGCTTGTTGCTGTTGCTGTTGTCCACCTCCTCCGAAGAAATTCGAGAACATACCTCCCAGATTACCGAATAAATTATTAGCACCACTTTGTTGCTGTGCCATGTGGCTACTAGTTGCAGCTGCAAGATTTCTTGCGAGTTCAGGGTTTTGTTTAAGGATATCATTGAGTCCAGGCAATTGTGATTTGAACATGGAGTTTGTCATATGAAACATGAAACCAGAACCTCCGAGTAACATAAGCAATTTAATTTCTGGAGGGAAATTGGCTTTACCTTTGTATTTATCATATAATTCCTCAAAAACGTCATCGTAATCATCGATGTTTTCATATACACTATCTGACCACCCATCTAGTTTAGCTCCAATGGGATCAAACTTTGAATTACACCATTCAACACCTGAAACAACAGCCATCATCATACGCCTTTGAAGTTTTACACTGCTATCGATGGCTCTATCTCTTTTAAGTCTTTCAAATTCAGCTTTCATTTCTTCAAGACTTGATGATAATGTAAACTTTTTAGGTAATTTCATTCCTTTTTTCTCTAATCTTTCGAATTGATATAACATTTCTTTTTTCATGATTAGAATATCTTCATCAGATAATCTTCTCCTTTGTTCATGCATAATACTACCAAGTGATTCTAATTGACTTCCTTCATCAGATGTATTATCACCACCCTGTTGCTGTTGTTGATATTGTTGTTGGAATTTTGATCGTCTATCACCACCATTGTTTTTCAATTGTGATGGCATTTCACTTTCATAACTAACATCATCTGTTTCAGTTTCATATTCATCATCGTCATCTTGATTCATATTTATATGATTACCGACATCAATAACATCTGGTCTTATTTCAATACTCCGAATACTACCACTTTTAACACTTATTTTATCATCATTAAATGAACTTCTTGAACTTAATGAAACAGCATCACTTCCTAATCTCTTTTTAGGATTCATCAAAAGTTCTAAACCTAGATCTTTTTCAAAAGAATTTGCATTATTTTTAGGATCTTGTTGCATTTGCATATTAATATATTAAATGTCTATGATACAACTTTATATGTGATTTATCCGCAATTAAATTATTTAAGAACAATTTGTTTATTTAAGAAAATGAAGATATTATCATGCGACCCTGGAATTAAAAACCTAAGTTATTGTTATTTAGATATTATTGATAATAAACCTAAAATTATTGATTGGAATACATTATGTGTAATAGATAATAATGAAAATTGTTCTAAAATGTTAATAGATGATATAGTAAATGCAGTATTAATATCTTTAAATGAAAATTTTGGGGATAAATTTGAAGCTGATATTGTATTAATTGAAAATCAACCCATGTTAAAAAATGGTGTTATGAAAACTATTTCAGTAGTAATATATACATATTTTAATATGATGCGTTTACAATATGGTAATATACAGGAGGTTAAATTTATATCAGCAACTAATAAATTAAAATGTAAAAAGGGTCAAAATATAATTATTAAAAAGGATACATATAAAGATAGGAAAAAGAATAGTATTGAATTAGTAAAGCTTTATATTACTGAACTGTTTCCTGAAAAAGTTGAATGGTTTAATAAGTTAAAAAAACAGGATGATGCCAGTGATTGTTGCTTACAAGCAATATATTATATTGAAAAAGTATTAAAATTTTTATAGATTAATTATTTCCTTGAAGCTGAATTTTATTGTTTATTTTATTGTTAATATAAGATACAGTATTTGGAGGGAAAATTGATATTTTTTTATATAATATAATATTCAATAAATATAAAAAGAATTTATCTTTAGCTTGAATATTATTTGATTTTAAAATATTGGATATATATTTTACATAATATATATAATACATCTGTTGAAATTCAAGATATGAATTCACATTTGGTAAATTCATATATTTATTTATAATACTGAATATGATATCTTTATGATTTGTAAAGATTGTTTCATTTAAGATGGCAGGTAAATTTTCAGGTAATTTAAAATCATAAGTTGGACATATTATCATTTTGGGACTATCATTAGATTCATAAACAGCAATATTATCAATAATAAGACATTTATCGTCTAAATTTTTAATATTTCCATATTTCTTTTTCAATGACCTAATAATTTCTGGTTTAATTTTTTTTATAGATTTTTGTACACTATTATTAACAATTGTACAATGTTGTCTTGTAAATATTGGTCTATTAATTTTAATATTTAGAGTTTTTTCAATATGAGGAATTAAAAATGTGGCCCATTGTTTTTCAGATGCAGTATAAATAAAAAATTCAGCATTATTATAATTCTCCTTGATTTTTTTAATAAATTTACTAAAATAAGGTCTGATTATACCAGATTGTAATTTATGTTGAAATTCTTTGACATTAAAAACATTTATTTTTTTATCAACTTTTTTTAAAGCAATATTCATTTCATACATCATTACTTGTGGTTTAATATCACCAATCATAGTACCATCGATATCGATAATAAAAATTAATGGTTCTCGCGGTCTTTCAGACATTATTAACTTTACAAATATATTAATTTTTTCTTGTAACAAAATTATTTTTATATTTGTTTACATCCTCATATAATTTGTTTAATTGTTTTGACATTTGTTTTACTGTTAATGGTTTTTGGTTTTCATCATATAATGAATTATCCCCATAAATTTTATTATCAAGTGGAACCCCTTTAAGATCATGTATTTTCTCTTTTGTATATTTTTCTATATGTTTTAAACAATCTACGACTTTTGCTTTTCGAATGCATAAGAAGAAATTATTTTTGGAATATGAATCTAATAAATGTGTTGTATCTGCAAATGTAAAACTTTTCCATGCATCAACACATTCATTATTCCATGTTGGAGACTCTAAAACAATTTCTAAACTACTTAATAATTTTTCAGTTTTTTCATATGTTAATTTTAATGAACTATTATTTTTTTTAATATGTTCTTTGAGATCATAATGATTTATATAGGATTGATAGAAATAATAATAGGGTTTACCACTATCATTGGGTATTTTTTCTAATATTAATACATGACCTGGGAAAAATAATGGTTCTTTAGTCGGATCTTTATTTGGGAATTTTCCATCAGTTAACAAAATATAATATAGATATCTATGTTTAGTTTTAATATCTAATATATCCTTTTTAAAATACGAAATAATATTGTTATTATTATCATCTTTATCTAAATGTCTTTTCCTCGTCGCAACAGTATCACAATAATTGGCTATTTCTATTCCACGGTTTTTACCTAACATGAATATTGATAACATCACAGCGGTATTGAGACATTTTGATGTCAAAAGTCGCATATAATATTCTTTAACATCATTTGTCAGAGTTTGCATAAGAGGTTTAACATAATTTTTTAAGATATAACCAACATCACATTTACGACAATTTTCTTCAGTTGTACATTTATCAAAAACCAATTTTGGCATTATTTAAACTATAAAAATAAATTTAAAAAATAGATATGATATTTTAATCTTTATTTCATTTGGAACGAGATATAAAAATAATTTATCTTTGTGACTATATAATAAATGAAAATTCTTGTAATAACATTTATTTGTTTATTTATATATTACGTATATAGATTCAAAAATATAAATGACCTTGAATTTTATATTTTAGTTTTGTCTTTTATAATAATTTTATTATCACTTAAGAGGATTGAAAAATTTACCGGTGATAATAATGAAAAATATGTTTGTGGTGAAAACAAATTATCAAATATAATAGATAAATATAGTAATAAATATAATAAGTATATAGATAAGTATGATATTAAATCGAAGATTAATATATTAAAAAAAAATATTAAAGAGAAAATCACAGACAATAGTATACAAATAAATAAATTATTTTCTCTCATAAAACAAAAACTAAATGGATACCAAATATAAAATTATCATTGTAGTATTCATATTAATAGCATTATTATATGCTGGTCATTTTATAATAGATTATATGAATTCAAATAAAAAGAAAGAAGCTTTTACATTATTTGATGATGATGTTGAACATTATGAAGAACCTGAACCTAAACCTAAACAGCAAAAAAAAAATATAGCTGAAGAAAACAAAAAAAGTAAAAATGAAACCACATCAGAAGAATCTAAATATGATTTAAGAGTTCTTATTTTAGATGACATTGAAACATTACAAATTACTGATAAAGATCAAAAGGGAAAATTAATGGAAATAATGTTTAATGAAAATACATTAAAAAAAGTATCTACATTAAGTGATAAAGAACGATTAAAGTTTGTAGAGGATAAATATAATTCTCTTGGAGTCACTTCATCATTAAATGAAGCTGATATTAAAAACGAAGATTCACAATTAAATAGAAGTGTAAAAAATGTAGTTAGTCGTTTTAAAGGTGTTGAAGATGATTCTTCTCCAGTTGAAGAATTACCAACTTTTTCAACATCTAAAAATGTTTCAAATAGTGAATTAAGTAAAGAATTAGTTCATAGAACTGCTGATACTATGACAAAATTAAAAACTGTACAAAATAATTTGGAAACTGTTCAAAAGAGTTTAAATGATATGCAAAAATATGTGGCAAATATTGATCCTTCATCTAAAGTAGATTTGTCATCTAAATCAGGTTTCCAAATGCCAAAAATCCCTGAATTACCTGGTTCTTCTTCAATAATAGAAGGCTTTGAAAATATTAGGGGATTTGCACCTGCATTTTAAACTATGATTTTAAAATAGCTAGAAATTCATCTATGACGAATTTTGTTTTAGATCCTACAACTCTTGAGTAAATATATTTATGATCAATATCAAATATTTTTTTAACTAATGGTTTTACTGTTTTTAACATATAAATTAACATTTGTATCAATAGAATACAAACATTTTCATTTTTCAATTCTAATGTTTTTTTGAGATCGGTTATAATGATATAACCATATTCTTCTACTGATTTTTCTAAATTAAAAATAGTCATTAATCTATTAATCATCATATTTTTCGCAATTAATAATGATTTTAGTTTTTGACTATTACAAAATGAATTATATTCATCATCTTTATCAATAGCAATATATTCATTCATCCATTCACTATTATCTATATAATAATTAACAAATTTATTAATAGCTTCTATAGCTATTTTTGATTCAATATCACTACATATATTAACAATATCTTCAATTAATCTCATATAAATATTTAAATAGAATACTTGTATACTACATTTATCTAAAATTTCTAGAATTATTTTACTTATGTTATGTTCATTTTTCATTAACCTAATTTTTGTAAACATTTTATGATAATTATCATTGTTTAAAACATTTAAAATACCTAGAATAATTTTATTTAAATCTTTAGGTTTTCTATCAGCATATGTTGGTCTTTCATCATTAAAATGATTTTTTTTATTATTATATCTATTATTTCCTTTAAATGAGTAATCATTTTTAGGTGGGACAAATAAGTTTATCTGAGTATTTGAGAAACATTGATATTTTTTAAATAAATCATCATATTTTTTATATATGCTGGTCTCTTTATCTAATTCTAAACGTTTTTCAAAAAAGTGGGATGGGTTTATTATAATGATATCAGTCATTATTATTATTAATATGCAAAATATTTAAGTATGTTTTAATATGCTATTTTAATTATGAATAAAATAATTAATTTCATTGATCATTTATATGAAAGTATTAATATTTACCAAACATTAATTATATATAATGATATGAATTATGATATAAATGATTTAAAAATATTATTAGAGGAGAAGGATTACCCTGTTTGTATTATCGATGATAATATTTCAATTAAGGAAAATAATTTCAGAGTTTTTATAATGAATGTTAATATTTTTTTGAATGGGTATATTAATACCAAAAGACTAGATTTATCAAAAGTTAACATTATTTTATGTTTGGATGATGTCTCTTTAAATAAAACAAATAATTATTTAAATAATAAGGAATTAAATATTAATCTCGCTGACGAACTCTATATTTTTTCTATTGATAATGTATAATAAAAATAATGAGCATCTTAAAAATTTTTTTATGGATTTTTGTAATAATTGTAGTTGTATATGCAATAGTGATGGCATATAATGATGTAGTTAAATATATTCCCCAAGAAAAGAAAAAGGTTGAGAAATTCGATGAACCTAAATTAAAGATTGCATTATTTTATGCCGAATGGTGCGGTCATTGTTCCAAATATATCAAGGCTGGGACATTTATGGATACATATGATAAACTAAAACAACAAAAGAAATTTGATAAAGTCGTTTTTGTTCAATTTGACTTCGATAAAAATAAAGAATTAGGTAATAAATATGGAGTTTCATCATTCCCTACAATTGTTGCTATTTCATCTAGTGGAGATTTAGTTGGTGAATTCGCTGGTGATCGAAACGATCCAGAAGCTTTAATAAAATTCACATCTGATAGTCTGAATAAAATTTAAAAGGAAATAATAATAATAATATGATATAAATATAAATAATGGATATAAAAACTATAACAAATATTGCCCCATCAATTATTGCATTTTATTTGATTATAGCAGCTGGATTTATTATAGAATTATTTGGGTGTAGATTACGTGATATATTATCAGATAGTATGATTGCTAAGCATGTAATTGCATTTTTACTTTTACTATTTTTAGTTGTACTCACAAATCCAGTTTATTCTGAAAAAAATATATTTGAAAATTTAGGTATATCAGTATTGATATATATATGGTTTATGCTTACAACTCATTCACATTACTGGGTAACTTTAATAGTAATAATATTATTAATGTGTATTTTTCTAATAAATAGTTTAACGGAGAAATATACCAAAGATAAAGATGAACAAAAACTAAAGAATATAAATAAAATTCAAATAGCTTTATTTATTTTAGCTTTAGTTGTAAGTATTATTGGTTTTTTAATGTATTTATTTGCAAAAAAACAAGAATTTGGTAAAGATTTCAATATAAATAAATTTTTCTTATCAAGTAAAAAATGTCGTACAAATTTAGATTATAGTGAACACTTTAAGAAGAGGTAGATTTTATATTCAAATCTAATTTTTCTTTAATTGATTTATAACCCATATTAATATATGTTACCCAGTTTTCTTTTGGGAATTTAAGTTTTAATTCTGTTAATGAAAACCAATCGTCTTCTATAAAGTCCATAATAATAACATTATTTTCAGCGTCATTTAAGGCTTTTGAATTAACTTTATCCACAAGACTATTAACGACAAAATTAATGTAACTAAAGAAATTATCTATACTTTTATAATTTTTATAAACTATATTAATACCTAATATATCTTTTAATACATTATCTTTTATATAATCAATTGGAAAATTATTATATAAACCACCATCCATATAGACATCTTCGTTTATTGTTATTGGTGAATAAATGATAGGAATACAACATGATACTCTGATTGCAGTAACAACACTTAAATTAGGCATAGTATCTACATTAAAAAATTCACTTCTTTCTTTTGATAAGTTTGATACACATACAACTAGATTTTTTCCTGTATATTTAGCTAAGTCTATAAAAGTTATATCATCTACTTTAAGTTTTTTATATAATATTCTTTGTATCAATAATTCTATATTTTTACCTGAACTGATCCCATAATTTGTTAAAATATCAAAACATTCACTTGGATCAAAAGTATTAATTTCTGGATCACTTAAATTATGGACTAGAAAATCTATAATTTCAACATATGTATAATCTAATGCTAAGAATAAACACATAATTGAACCAGCAGATGTACCTATATAATTTTTAATATTTTTAAGAGCATTTTTTTCTTGTAAATATTTTATACAACCTATAACAGCTATCACTTTTAATGCTCCTCCTGCAATAACAATTGAATTAAAATGTATATTATGTGATATAGGTTTGATTTCGTTATTTGCAGAATCATTTGACATTTATACTAGTAATTATTATATATATTTTCCTTAAATATCTTAAATACTTAAAATTTGATTTAATTATATTATAAAAATTATATTCATATGAACCTAAAATGATTGGTTTGCGTCACCGATATTGTTCTACAAATATCGATTATAATAAAAATGTTTACAAAAGAGAATTTATAGGTGACATGATTATTACAGACGATCCAAATGATGATTGGTTATGTATATCATTTGATTTATGGATTGGGGATTTTGTACCAGGGTGTTTATATATCAATAAAGTTACAAAAAAAACTAAGATTAATTATAATTCGTCATTTGTATGTTGGTTAGTTGGTTTTGTAATTCATAAAAATCTTGTGAAATTTTCAATCCAAAAACATCATAAAAATTTACTAAAAAAAATATTATTTGATATTTTACAAGATAAATTATCTATAGCTATTATTGACACTCCAATCCCTTGTTTTCAACAGAGAGTTTAAAATCTAAATCTTTAGAGTTGTACGAGATGGAAATGACAAAAGTTCTAAATTTATTATATATTTTCTATTGTTTATTTCTGTTATATATGGAGAGATATCTTCATTATAATTTTGTGAATTTTTTGATGCAATATCGAAAACTTGAGTTTGTGAAAAAAAATAATAAAATGTAGGTTTATCGATATACATGTCCCTATAGATTGAAAATGCATCTTTAAATACTTCAAAATTTGTATATGCACCCTCGCGACATTTACAAAATTGCTCTCCAAACTTAGAAGAAACTATTGTCAAGAATTCTTCCCCTTGTTGTTGATTTTTCTTATAATCAACTTCTTCTCTTTTTTTTACAGAAGAAAAACCAAGTCCCATAATATTATTTCATTATTAATAATCTTTAAATGATGATCAATACTTCGACAAAACTCAATAAAAATATCTATGTAATATTTAAAATGAAATTTATAGATTCGCGAAGCTGGAGTATTTTCCAGAACACATCACGTATAACTATTATTATTTTTATAATGATCACTATTATATTTTGTATACTCTCTTTATTACATATTTATGAAACTTTTTGTGGAGGTGATAGGATACCCGAATATTTGAAACATAAGTCCAAATGTTATGATTGCGAGACTGATATAAGACAAAGATATGGAGAAGAATCTGTCTGGAGGGCGCAACCCTCTAAAATGTTCTCAGCAGAACAACAAGGAGTCGATATGTATGGTGAAGAAGGAGGTTTTGTCGGAAAAACCATTAAATATTATTAAATAACTTTTAATTTTTGCATATTTTATAAACATCATTATAGTATTTTTCATTATCTTCTTCTGGAATATCATTTAATTTTGCCTTTTTCCAATTTAATTCTTTTGATTTAATATTTTAGGGCAATTGCAATTGCAGCTTCAAATGTTTTATTATAAGTTCCAAGATAATATACCTTTTTATATAAAAAGTTGCTCATAAAATAATAATATTTAAATATTTTAATCATTATATTATAATAATGAATTTTCGAAAAATATCTATAGATGCCAAATTAAAATCTTACAAGGTTCAAGAAATGGTTTTTTCATGTTTAAGAAGTAAGATTGCTTACGAGAACCCCGGGAAAATCAGGGATATATTTAAGAAGAATGGGGATCGCGATATATTTAGTTGTAAATTAATGACATGCAATTTAGATATCCAAAATAAAATAAACACTGTTGTTGACACTATTATTGATGATATGTATACAGAACCTATATTTTATGATGGGCATGTAAATAAAAATAATAAAAGAGATGCCCAGGCATATTTATTATATAAATCAAATACAATTTATATATCTTTTCGCGGAACCAATAATATTGGTGACGTAATCGATGTAATTGATTTTAGACCAAGAACAATTATGAAAGATATTGTAGTTCATAATGGATTTTATGAGCAATTTTTTTCAATTGAATCTCAAATTACAGATGATATTAAAAATATTATTAAATTACATAATATCGAAAGAATAATATTTACAGGTCATTCATTGGGTGCATGTGTTGCATCCATAGCAGCAGCTTATTATGCAAGTATGTTTAAAGATTTATACATAACATGCCATACATTTGCGATGTTACGAACAGGAAATGATAAATTTGTAGATTGGTTCAAATCAGGTGTAGATGAATGTACTAGAATAGAAATTCAAGAAGATATTGTACCGTTACTTTATATAAATAAAGATTTTGTTCATATACCGAATGGTGTTAAACTAAAAAGAAGTGGGAGTGTAGATGATAAATTATATGAAAGTGATGAATTAGGATGTGTTGATATTTTAACTACATTATTGAAAAAAAATGAATTAAAAGTAATTACACAATTTCATTCCATGGAGATACATATTGAACGTCTTTTATCTATTAAACAGATAAGGAAAAACTAATTAATTTTGTTATAAATATCAATAATATTTTTATAGATATAATTACATATAAAACTATTTTCTTTTTCTAATAATTTAGTTATTTCTTCTATTTTTTCTAATGATTTTATAATATTATTATCTTTTTCAGGATAATTATCAAAAAATGCTTCTTTACATCCCATATAATCTGCTAACTTTAAAAATTTAGATCTAATACTTGATTCTTTTACTATAAAAACATTAGTATTATTAATATTATTCCAATTTAATAATTGAATCCACATAAAATATAATAAACCAGTAAACGTATATTGATGCCCGTTACTAATTTGATTTGATAATTTATAAAAATTGGTTTCTAAACATTTAGTTTCTTTCATTGTTGCTAATGAAATTAACGGATCAGACATGATATATATTTTTTTAAATGGTAATTCCACATATTTAACATAATGACATCCTAATTTATCCCATGGTAAACTTCTACATATTATTCCTTTTTGCTGACAATAAATAGATAATAGATCATTTCCACAACCTCCCCAACTATTAATCCATAAATTCATATTACTTTCTAACATATCTAAAACCCAAACATCATCTTTAATAATAACAGAATTAAAATTATGAACCTTGATCATCTGTAAGTCTAGTTCTTTTTTTGAAATAGAAAATATACCCAAATTACTATCATCAATTCCTAAGCTAATATAAAACATAGTTTCATTTTCATCATAAATTACACCACATGGAAAATGAATATCTTGTTTATTCCCTCTATTTGGAATTAATTCCTTTAAAGTTATATGTAAAATATCAAAATTTATAGGATCTAATGTAAAACAAAACATCATATAATCTGTAGAGTGTACAAATAAATAAAGTAGACCATCAACTTCTATTGGTGGACAACCACCTCTCAATACCATATTTGGGTATTTTGGATGTTTCCAGTGTCTTAAAATTAATGGAACAGTATCAAATGATTCTAATAAATCGGATACAGGATTCCAAATTAATATTTCCAAAGGCATAATATTATAAACTATATAAATAAGTCCATTTTTCTCAAAGAATGTCCAATTTTTTTGTTTAATATTTTTTTCATTTAATTTTTTTAAAATAATATCATCGCCAATTTTTTTGAAATTAGTGTCTAGAAATACACCTTCAATTCTTATTATTTGTTTTAAATATTTTCTAACAATAGGATTTATAATTTTACTGTAAGTTAAAAATAATTTATCATTTAAACACATAACTCTGGGATCTTCATTCATTAAAAAATCAAATATTTTAATATTTTCTTTAATGTTTCCTTGAAAAGTTTTAAGATTAATAGGAGTTATATGTATACTTGAATTTAATGTTTGAAATCTAACATGAGTAGATCTATATACACAAAATATTTGTAAATCTTTATAATTTTTAGTAGGTATTTTATGAGAAAATATTTCTGTATATTTATTTTTTCCAGTTTTTATATTATATTTAACGAAAATACTTCCGTTAAAACAAAAATTCCCATTTAATGTATTTGGATCAATTATATTTAATGACATTATTTAATAATAATAATATAGTATAAAATCATTATTTTACGCCGAAAGAAATATATTATTTAAAATAAATAATTAATAATGGGTATATGTAAAGATGATCAAATAAAGAATCCTATTTCAAAGAAATGTGTTGCAATTAATGGAGCAACTGGAAAAAAATTAATTAAGAAATTTATAGATGGTGAAATTGTTTTAGATCCATCAAATGTTCAAAAAATAAGTTCTAAAAAGGGTGAAACAATAAAGTTAAAATCAATTATAAAATCAACTATTAAAAGTAAGAGTGTGAGTCCAAATATATCAACAGTTCAACCTTCAGTAAAATCATCAATTAAATTTTCACAATGTGAAAGTAATAAAATATATAATCCACTGACAAAAAAATGTGTAACAATATCTGGACCTTCTGGTAAGAAAATAATAAATGCCCATAAAAATAAAGAGTTAACATTAAATTTAGACAACGTTAAAAAACTCATTTCCAAAAAATTATTATCGCCTAAAAAAGTAACAAAATCATTATTGCCCCCCGGAGAAGTGTCTGAAAATGCTAAACTAAAAGTACATAACTTTGTTAAAGCGTGGAAAGCAAAACAAGAAATTAAAAAGAAAAATGAAGAGTATGAAAAATATTGCAAAACTTTAAAACCAGAAGATCTAGATAAGCCTATTGTAAATATGTCAATGACTGTTGATTTTCCAGTTGCAAGTATGACAACATCTGTTGGTTTTAATCTTGAATCTTTAAATCATCCACATCAAAAATTTACTTATAATAAAATTTCAGGTATTCAGTTAAACTTTAATAATTATAGTCTGCGTCATCTTTTATATAAAGGCGAACATGATAGTATAAAGTATATAGAAAATCTAATAGATGACGAATGGTTAATTAAGATGAATAAATATATTTCTGAACTATCCACAAAAGATATTTACACGTTAATTGGTTATACACATTATGGAGATGTTATTGCAAATAGTTATATGAGGAGAAAAATTTCAAAATCTAGTTTTTCACAAGATGTTAGGGCATATGATAAATGGTTTTCTAGTTATTATCCAATGTTCTTTCAAGCTTTGAATAAAATTGAAAAAATGTCTGATTCAGATATAGATTCTATATTAAAAGATGGCAAAGATATAGAAATAAGTATTCAATATCCAACTAATTTATCAAATGGAATGACATTAAATAAAAATAAATTTTTTACTGGTAAAATATTGGTTTCTAAATTATTAAAACAATTAAATATCGATAAAACTCTAACAGTTGTAGATAAATATATAATTTTATATAATACTGGAAGATATCTAAGTTTTAGTAAATTTTGGCAAGATGTAATTCGTCAATATACATATGATCTAGATTCAATTATTGATAAATCTCCTGCTATAACAAAGAAAATGATAGTTTATAGAGGAGTAAAAGGAGATTATTATTTAAAAGGTAATAAAAATCACATTTATAAAACAGATAGTTTTGTATCTACATCTATAAATTTACCATCTGCTCTAAGATTTTCAGGAGGTAAATGTTGTTTTAAAAGAATAACTTTATTACCAGGAACAAAGACTGTATTGTTAGCTGGAATTTCTAGATATAAAAACGAGATTGAATTGTTATTGGGTAGTAAATCACATTTTTATATTACATCTGCTAAAAATAATATTCCTAAATCAACAGTTGATATGTGTAAACAAAATAAATCAGGAGATATAATGGTAACCGATCTTGTTGTAGTTAAATAAATAACAATATATCCTTAATTTTTTCTCCGATTATATAAATATAATGGTAGTGTGTACAGAAGATAAGATTAAAAATCCAATAAGTAATAAATGCGTTTCAATTAAAGGGGTTACTGGGAAAATGTTAATAAAGGATTTTATCAACGGGAAAATTGTCCTGGCTCCTGAAAACGTTAAAAAAATAGGGACATCACAAAAAAATGTTACTCCTCAAATACTTAAAAAGGTAATTTTAAAGAAGAGTGTTAATGAAACCAAAAAATCCCCTGTATTAATTCCTAAAAAAACGGTTTCTATAAAGAAGAGTGTTAATGAAACCAAAAAATCCCCTGTAACAACTCTAAAGAAAAAGGTTGTTTTAAAGAAAAGTGTTATTGAAGAGAAAAATAAAACTTTAGTAGGAACACCATTAGATAAAGATGAGGTTTCGAAACAAGTAAAGGATAAGATTCATAATTTCGTTGAAGATTGGAAAAAAAGAAAGGAGAGGAAAATAAATGATGAAGATTATAATTTATATTGTAAAACCAAGAAATTAGAAGATATTAAAAAACCTATAGTAAATATGTCATTGACTATTGAATTTCCAGTAGCGAGTATGATAGTTCCTGTTGGATTTTCAATTGAATCTTTAAATTCACCAAGTCAAAAATTTATTTATAATAAAATAACGGGTGTTCAAATAACTTTTAATAATTATAGTTTAAGACATCTTTTATACAAGGGTCAAAATGATACTGTTAAATATTTTGAAGATTTAGTTGATAAAACATGGTTAAGTCAAATGAATAAATATATTTCAGGACTTTCTACAAAAGATTTATATACATTGGTTGCATATACACATTATGGTGATGTAATATCAAATAATTTTTTAAGAAATAAATTGAAAAAAGAGGATTTTGTTAAAGAGTTAGGTTCTGCAGATAAATGGTTAACAAATTATTATCCATTATTTTTTCAAGCCTTGGATAAATTAGAAAAGACTAAAAATATTAAAGATATATTAAGAGGTGGTAAAGATGATAATATTACTATATCATCAAATTTATCATTAAATGGTTTTACATTAAATAAAAATAAAGATTTTACAGGAAAAATGTTGGTTTCAGAATTTATTAAAAAACTTTTAACTTATAAAAATTTAAAATCTTCAGATAAATATGTTGGAATATATCTAATAGGAAAATATCTTGATTATGATAAATTTTGGAGAGATGTTATTGATCAATATATAAAAGATTTGGACAATTTAATTGATAACTCCCCACCTATTACAAAGAGAATGATTGTATACAGAGGTGTTAAAAATGATTATTTTTTAACTGGTACAAAAGACCACATTTATAAAACTGATAGTTTCGTTTCAACATCTATTAATTTACCCTCAGCAATGAGATTTGCTGGTAATGATTGTTGCTTTAAACGTATTACTTTACTTCCTGGGACAAAAACTTTATTATTAGCAGGGATTTCTAAATATAAGAATGAAATTGAATTATTACTTGGAACAAAGGCTCAATTTTATATTACAAAGGAAAAAAATACTATTCCAAGATCAACTACTGATCTATGTAATGATGGACATACTGGTAAAATAATAGTTACTGATATGGTAATTGTTAAATAAAAATGTTAATTAGTTTTAATAAATTAAATTAAAATATAATGGAATTTCCAGACAAAACTGAATTAAATAATATTTTAGAAAAAATAAGATTGCTTATAAAATGTGATAAAAATGATGATAGTCCACCAGAAATATTATTATGGAGAACAATAGTCCAATCTAAAGATATAAATAATTTTAAAAAACATTTTAATAATTTGCGTCTTATTTATTCTAATATGTTAATAAATTTTATCTTGGAAGAATGTGAAGATTTTTGTTATCCCAAAAAAGTTGGAAATACAAAACCATCAGTATCTTCAGATATTGATATAGAACTTGTTTTTAACATCCCATTACTTAGAGATAAAATGGAAAAAATTAGTTTATTATATAAGTCTATTAATAAATTTCATAATTATTATTTTCACAACAGTATTAAATACAATGAATTATTTGATATTAATATATATGCTTCAAGATTTATAAATACAAAAAAAACAAGAGAAAAATGTACCATTTTTGATAAAAATATCACTCAAAGATTATGGTCTATATCAAGATGTATTGAAATTGTACCTGATATATTATTAATAATACCTAAAGATAATAATATTTTTATACAAAATATTAATGATTGTTTAGAAATGTTAAAAGACATCCCTTCAAAAAAAACAGATGATGAATATATAAATCAATTATATAACTATTTTGATATTTTAATTAAAAATAAAGATAGTGATGATGAAATTTTATTAAATAAGGCTGCGAATGCATTTTCCCTTACAAAATATTATGAAGATGATACATATATGTCAATAGGTGCATATTTACATATTGTAACAGGTGATCAAAATTTATCAAAAAATTTATATATGGATTCCTTTATGGATAATTTTGGATTTGCTTTAGACAACTTATTTACTACAAATTCATGTATTAATATACCTATACAATGGAAAATTTTGAGAATAGCAAAATATATGGAAAGAATGTTAGACGCACTTTTATTAATAGATAAAAACTATAAAAGTTCATATGATTTAAATAAACTTAAAAATTTGAGTGTTATATTAAATGATCAAAGAAAAAGGGATATTGAATTTGATAATCGAGATCTTATTATTAACATTGATAAATTTATGAAAGAATTACATATAATGTCATCATCATATTCTGAAGAGGAAATTAAAATAGCTTTATTCGAATTTGTTTGTTCGCATTATGATTTAGATATATAAAATTCTTATTTTAATAATTATATAATAGTTAATTATATAATATTATAAATGTCATCTTCTGGAGAAAAATGTAAACTAGTTTATGCAGCTGATGGAACATTAATATGCGATCCTAAAAAATACAATAAAGATCCTATATTTGTTTACGAAGGGACACCAACTATTTCAGAATGTCCAAATGCAAAGTGTACTATGTTTGGTAAAGTATGTATTAAAAATAATGTTGAAAAATAATACATAAAAGGTCCAAAAATATAAAAAATTGATAGTTTATTTTAAAATTTTATTGTTATACATACAATAATTGAGTAATATGGATATTCAAATATCTTCCATCGTTGATAATATCTATAATAAGACTGGAACTATTTTTAGAGGACGATTCCCAGATACATGTTTATCACCATTTCATGCACTTTTTAAAAGGGAAAGTGATTTTATCACATATGTAACTATAGCAAGAAATACATATAAATATCATCAAACTACTTTTAATTTACGGATATTAACATTTTATGATATTGGTATTGCGTATATTATTAATATGGATGTTATTGAAAAATCAAGTGATATTCCTTATTATACTAGAATTTATAAAGGTAATTATAATAGTTATAATTATCTCACAGAAGTTTTTAAACCTATTGGAATAAATGAATTAAGATTTTTAGATGGTCCTTTATGTATTGAAGCGTTTTTAATGACTTATAAAATAATTAATAATATCACCACAAAAAATCCTTGTATTAATACAATGCTTGATATTTTCCCATTTGATATTGCTGACATGATTTATAACATTAATTTTAAAGAGAGTGATTCAAATTCTATAAAAAATATTATGACTAAGCCTTTTGAAAAGCCTTTTAAAGTCCAAGGGATTGATCATGGATCTAAGAGACCATCTTATCGTGTTGTGCTTTTAGATTCAAATGGTGAAGATGAGAATCCAGATATTAATTGGGTAGATTTGAGTGAAGAAGAATATGAAGAAGATGATGAAGAATAAAATGATTATACTTTTTCTCTAAAACTTTAATTAGATTTAAAAGTTTATTAATTGCTGAATATAATTATAATATTTTTTATATTTACATTCAAATTCTTTTAACTGTTTAAAGAGATCAATATAATTGTGCATTTGTAAATATATTCCTCAATAAAAATTTGATTACAATTTTTTATTATTATATAAAAATTGATTTAAATTATCATGTAGAATTAAAATCATATAAAATGAAAGTCATAGGCCTTGACGAGGTATTGAATCCTAATACAAAAAGATATATTAAAATTAATGGTGCAGTATTTAAGAAAATAGATTTTAAAAATTTTTCAATAGAAGATCAAGATAAAATAAATAAATTTAATAAAAATGTAAATGAAATTGTAGAAAAGAAAAAGGTTGTTATTAAAAAGAATGATAATAAATGTATAAATGAAAGAAGTTTCCTTCACATGATAAATATAAAAGATATTGATCAAAATGATTTAATTAAATTAAGTAACAATTATTGTTATTCAATTAATGAATTAGAATTATTAATTGATTCTAATACATTTAAGAATTTAAACCCTCATAATCAAGAAGATATTTTGTTCAATATGGAAAAAGATGAAAATATTTTGAAAAAATTTCCAAAATTTTATAAAAAAGTATTATTAGCACTTGATAATATTAAAAGAGTTGATGGGATTGAAGAAGTCTATAAGAGACTTGATTATCTTTATGGATTATGTAAAATGTCTGGTATTATAATTTTTGATAATTTAGGATCATTTTCGAAAAAATCCGAAGTATTTAACCTTAGTCTTAATGAATTATCTGAATTTTCTGAATCATTTGGTAAAGATAATATTTCGAGGGATTTAATTTACAGTTTAAAAAACCCCAAAACTGACGAGACAGTTAAAAAAATAATTGAAAATTGTAATAAAGGGTTAATATGTATTCATAAAGCAGGTAGTCAGATACTTCAGATATTTATATATTGGTTTATTAAATTAGAGAATATTTACAATATAAAATATGATGTATCAAAAGGTAAAGTGATATTTACAAAGGTTAATGGAAATAAATTATATTTTAGACAAATAAATTCTAATGAAATTCATGATAACGCTACAATTTATATAAGTGATTTACTAATGAATTCTTCTGAATTTAAAAAGAGTACTTTATATTTAGATAGATTAGACCATAACAAATTTAAATGTGTAAATCTTTCAAAAACTTGTATTAATAATGAGGATATATATTTATATACTAATAATTATGAGATATCAAGTTGGTGTGATATGGATGATAAAGATTTAATAAAATTAGGTGAACATTATTGTTTTGGTGTAGATTTTATTTTAGAATATATGGATAATAGACTAAACAGTAGTAATATGAATAATCCTTCTCCTTCATATCCATTAAATCCTTTTACAAATGAAATATTGAGTAAAAAGGATTTAAGAAAAATTAAAAAAATGGTTTTATTGGGGGCGAGAAAGGTACCATTACCGTTAAATATATTTTTAGAAGATGAATCTATATGGGTAGATGATATATTACAATTTGATAAATACAAAATAATTGATAAATTAGAGGGATATAATATTAGATATAAGAGAATTAATTTAAAAGATTCCCAAGATAATTATACAGGTTATTGGGTATCAAAAAAAATACCTTTATCTCCATTTGAAAAAACATTTTACACATATATTACAACATTAAGACCTTTATATAAAAATAAGTTACGTAATTATCCTACTGAGAACATTACTTATCTTCAATTATCTAAATATTATTTATATTCTGAAACAATTTAAAATAAAAAGTTAAAATAAATATAAAATGAGTAGCGATGATTGTAATTGTTCCGCTAAATTAACATATGGTGTTGGTATTTTAGGAAGTTTATTAGTAGTATCTGAAATTTTAGGAGTGATAACACATATAAAACCAAATTCAATAATTCATTTTGTATTTTTAACAATGAAACATTTATTAAAAAAAACTAAAGTAGATACTATCACAGTTATAGAATCATTAGAAGAGGCCTTAATTGATGAGAAAAAGGAAGAAGAGGATTTAGCAGAAGCAACAAAAATTAAAATAAATTCACAATAAATTATTTTATTTCTTCTTGTTTTAGAGTATTCATTTTTTAATTTAGACATAAATTATCTCTCTTTAAATGATTTAATAAACAATAAAATCTCTAGAGAAATATTTATATAAAAGAATAAATAGATTATTATCTACATGTTAAAATCAACTAGAACATTGGGTGTTCCTAAGGAAATTAAACAACAAGAGTATAGAGTTTCTATGACACCTAAAGGTGTTAAAACATTGAAAAAATTGGGACATAATATTATAATTGAAACAGGTGCTGGAAATAATTCTGGTTATAGTGATGAAGAATATGAAAGAATGGGAGCAATAATTTCAACAAAAGATAATGTGTTTGATTATTCTGATGTTATAATTAAAGTTAAAGAACCACAAGAAAGTGAATATGAATTAATTAGGAAAGATCAGATTGTTTTTACTTTTTTTCATTTTGCAGGTTGTTCTGGTTTAGAAGATGCAATGAAAAAAAGAGGATGTGTATGTGTACAATATGAAACTGTTCAAAAAGATGATGGATCATTACCTATTTTAATGCCTATGTCTGAAATTGCTGGACGCCTTTCAATTCAAGAAGGTATGAAATTTTTATTAAAGAATAATGATGGAAGAGGGATTCTTTTATCAGGGGTAGCAGGAGTTGAACCTGCTAATGTTGTAATTATTGGTGGGGGTACAGTTGGTTTTAATGCAGCTAAATTAGCTGCAGGTTTGGGGGCAAAGGTTACTGTACTAGATAATAATATTTTTAGGTTAAGATTTATTGAAAACACTTTACCATCAAATGTATTTACTTTATTTTCTACAGAAAGTACAATTGAAGAACAGTTAACACAAGCAGATCTTGTGATAGGTGGTGTTTTAATCCCAGGAAAAGAAGCACCTAAACTTGTGAATAGAAGTATGATTAAAAAAATGAAGGATGGTTCAGTATTTATAGATGTAGCGATTGATCAAGGAGGAATGACAGATATATCTAGTCCTACTTCTCATAATAAACCTATATTTAAATATGAAGGAGTTTCAATGTTTTGCGTACCAAACATGCCGGGTATTGTTCCATATACATCAACGAATGCACTAACAAATGCAACATTACCTTATGTAACAGCAATTATGGATTATGGAATCGAAGGGGCATCTATTAAATATCCTGAGCTTAATGGAGCTATATTAAAATAATAAAATGATTAATATCATCATTTTATTTATTTACAATATATACATCAGAGTTATTTAAAATTCTAATACTTTGAATTTTTCGATTTAATGTTTGAATGTACAGTTTCTTTTTTATTATTTTCTACAATTCTCGTAGAGTAATTTTCTGCCCTTTTATAATATGTAATCTCTTTGTATCCAGATGCGTAAGGATCCTTAACTGATGAACTTGCACAACCCATGATTGAATTGTCAGATGATTTGGATGTGTATGAAATTACCTATATTAAACCCTTTTCAATTTTTTACGATTATAATAGGACTTTTTGTTTAATTTTTTCTTTTTATTAATAGGATTATATACATAATCTTCAAAATCATCATATTTATCAAAAGGTTGATCCTGATAATTCAAAATAATATCAAGATTATATAAATTATCATTTCTAGGACAACATGAACAATAATAATATCCATTATTATTTATTTCAAAATTAATGTCATCATTATATTGACTTTTAATTATGAGTTCAGGATAACGGAAACTTTTAATACTTAAATCTGGAGCACCATTATAATCTATATTAACTGTAGATGTATTTAAGTCTATTTGATATGCTTCTCCAAAATTAATAGTTAATTTTAAAGAATAGTACATCGAACAAAAATTAAATGATAATTCAATATTTGAAATATCAGGTAAATAATATTCATTATCTTTAATTTCATTAAATAACCATTTAACATGATTATAGAATAGAGATAATGTTTTAACTAACATATTTCGAGCCTTTTTAAAAGAAACAGGATGATAATACATTTCATATACAATTTCATAAAATAATATTTCAAGTTGACAAATAGTATCATGATTATTATTATGAAGAGCCATTTCCATTAATTTAATTAACCACTTCATTCTTTTATTATTCTGATCTCTTGAATAATTTACATTTTTTATCCCTATAATATCATTTTCAGATATCTTTATATTTTTTGCTCCAATATTTTTAAACAAATTACATGTCAATCTGAAATTTTGTATTGCCAGAGGATCAGTGATAAAAGAACAGATTGCTGCGATGATTAATTCTGATATATACTCCATTATTAATTATAGTTATTGATGATGACATCATAATAATAAAAACATATCAATTTTTATTAGGTTTCTAACCGAAAGATTTATTTTTTTCATGTATTTCTACTTCATTATATCTATATATCAATTTAATATATCATTTTTTTAGTTTTTTGTTGAAAGATTTAACATTTTTCGGATTTTAGAAAGGACCATTTTATTTTCTAATGCTTTACCAGACTCAATATCTTGTATATCTTTAATTTGTATATTCAATTTACATGCAAGATCCTTTTGTGTTAATTTCATAGCAATTCTACCTTGAATAATCAATTGAGAATCAGCTTTTGATATATACTGTAGTGGTTTCCCATTATCCCCATCTACTTGTTGTTCTATTTTCCATGCCGGTTTATTTGTTGTACTACTAGTTGTAGCTGTAATAACACTGGATTTTGCTTGAATCTCTTTTTCAGGCCCCTTGTTTTTTTTAAATGTAATAACATTCCAATCTTGATGTTCCATTTTTATAAATGAAAATATATTACATATCAGAATTTTCTTTTAAATAATAATAATATCTGTTCTTGGTGGAATTATAATTTTACCAGGGGTTTTAAATCCAATATAATTTTTTTGTTTAGGATTAAGATTAAACAATAATTCATGCATATCTATACCAATTGTCAAAAGGTATTTATATGATTTACCCTTTTTAATAATTTCAACATTTTTATAAATATGTTCACCATCATCATCCATCCAAAATCTATCTTCAAAAATAATATCACCTATCTCTAGTAAAGAATACCATTTACAAATTTCTTCTTTAGCTTCAATAGAATTAACTGTAAGAGTAAAAATTTCGCAACTATTTAGTTGATAGTATTTATCATAAATACAGTTTATCTTTTTATATCTTTCACCCCTTTGAATACATTCATTATAATATAATACCAACTTTTTTCGTGTTTCTATATTATTTTTAAGAATAGATTTTAAATTTTTTGATGTTGAACTTAAATTTAATATAGTTTTATTATCATTTATATCAGTGTCTACAATTTTATATATAATATCTATAGGTAAATATTCAAAATTCATGTTTTAATAACATTCAAAACAAAAAATTAAAATCAATTTTTTAAGAATTACAATCATGAATTGCATTAAAACCTGGTAATTGTTTAGCTTCATCTATGGTTGATAAATATATAGCATATTCTATAGTTTCTTTAGTTAATTTTATATGGGGTATTTTGTTTCTATAAAAATTTGCCCAATGAAATTCTGAAAAAGGTGTAATATCTTTAGTGTAACCCCCTTCTTTTCTTACAATCCCTGCTAAACTTCTATATGGGTCATCCTTTAAATCTTTAATAGAACTTGGTAGCAAAGATAAAAATTCTGGTATATTAATTTGATTTCCATTTGTATCATAGAGCCATATATATTTATTTTCATTCATATGATCCCAGAATTTATAAGAGATTGGTAAGATTCTTTCACCTGGAGTTTGAGATGTTAATTCTGATAAATCTTTAACTATTTTACCATATACTTTATCTATATCCAAAATATGTGCAGCTAAACAAAAATGATGATGATCTATTATATACATAGTATTATTTGGACCTAAAATAATAGGTACAATATGTTCATATATAAAATCTTCCAATTCTTTATCTGATAATTTTTTCATTTTTTTCACTTTTTTATCAACTTCTTCATATCCAACAGATAATTGAGTAGGATGTAAATGTTTTATTTTAACAGAAAATGGTTTGTCTTCTGTCATTTATTATTCTCATCAGAATTTTTTTCATCTTTATTTTCCGATATTGATTTTAAAAATCTTGGAATTCCATATACAGGTTGTTGGGATTCCGAATATGAATACGATAA